AATTTCTCCATCCGAATACCTCGGGAGTGTTGTAATAATATTCATTCCAAAAACAAAAAGGGCCACCCCGGTATAGGAGTGGCCCAATTCTACCACAGGGGTAGCTTACAAGAACAACTTAGTGCGCCTCAAGAGCGAACTTACCGAGGTTCAGGATTCGCATACCGATGATCCACTTGCCAGCCGTAAGGCTCGCAACTGCGGCATCAGTCAGCTTCAGATACACCGTTGTATTAGCAGACACTGGCTTAACTGGCAGCGAACCACCTTCAATGGTAGTGTTGCCAGCCGATTGCACAAACAGTGTGCCCGTGTTGTACACGGGAACTGTCATGCCGTCAGCGTCAAGACCGCTGATGAACTCTGTTGGCGTAGCCTGAGTTGTCCCGATGTCGAAAACAACGCTCGTGCTGCCAGCAGCCGCCGTAGCCTTGTGAACACCACAAAGCTCAATTGCAGAGCCGATTGGCAGCGTAGCAATAGCCTTTGTGTTGCCGGTACCAAGATTGATCAAATCCTGATAGTCGATGGTGATGATATCTGTAAAGCCGTAAGCGGCTTCGTTAACTGTATTCTTAGACATGGTAGGCTCTCCTTGGGTTACTGATTATGTGAGGGACGTAATCTTGCCGTGAGCACCGGGGTGCTTAACAAGCATTGTCAGGGCGCAATCGACGTAACCACGCTCGCCACCACCGAGGTTGGGCAGGCGGGTCGAACCGAGCGGGATCAACTCAGCAACACCGTAATACTCTGGATTGACGAGGTAGCCGGTGTCCTTGTTGGTTGTGTCTGGGGCGCAGTCGGGGTTCATGTTAACCACCGAGACGATGCCGTGGTCAGACTCATAGAGTTCAACCGCGAGCTTGATGCTGTTGGCACCACCCTCATACGACACCTTGCGAACCGAGTAGTCGGTCGAACCGGAGGTACGGGCGAAGTCGCTAATAACCCGGCGCAGGGCTGTGTCAGCCACCAGCGTCAGACCATTGCTCATACCAGTAACGCGGAAGATCGAGGTGATCAGACCGTTGAAGGCTGTCTCGTTGAATGTGCCAGTCGCCCAAATCGACGCCGCAGGCGTGCGATAGGTGGAAGGAACATCAGACGGGCCAGCGGAATCAATCCAGTCGCCCAGACCACGCAGACCGTAGGCGGTGCCAGCACCGTCTTCGACCGAGCGATCATTGGTGGAACAGAGGGTGGCCTCGATGTCGCGCTTGATTTCGCGGACGGCTTTCGCCTCGGCCTGAGCAACCTTCGCTGGACCCACGGAGTCAACGGCCTGCTGTAGGTCGGAAACCATGAAGTCGCGGCGGAACTTCTGGGTGTAATTACCCAGACGAGCGCGGTTGGCAAACTTGTCGGTGAAGGCAGTAACGTCCTGACCCTCGGGGACACCAGCGGTCACGGGAGACGAGAGGCTGTCCACGGTCCACTCAGTGAATGTCGCGCTCGCCTTCGACTTGGGAGCCGAGGAGAGAACGGGTGTTTCCTCGGGGGCGAGGATTGTCAGAACGTCCGTCAGGTCTTCACGGTTAGAAACCGCGCTGCCGGGGTTGGTTGTATCAAATGTATTGCTAAAGGCCATAATATTAAGTTGTTACCGACGTTGAGAGAGCTTTGCTGTGCGGAGGGCAACGAAGTCACTGATGCTACCTGAGTCTGTAAGGCGTGTTGTCGCTTCTTTTACCATTCGATCCCCCACCTTCTCGGGCCGTCCACTAGTCGCTGCACCATCGCCGGGGCTACCCGGTGGTGAAACTTTGGGTTGCTGCGTCAGAGGAATGAGCTTTCGCCCATACATGGAGTTTGCAGCGTGTGCCAGAAGGTATGGAAGTTGAGGCGCAATATCTGGCATCGAGTCCTCAATATTCTTGAGGCGCGGGTCAGACATCATCGCTTGATATTGACGCTTAAGGTCGTTGTCTTCGCTGGAAGCCAGCCAATCCAACTCCTTAACCGCCTGCTGCTCAAAGGCCGACTTAAGCCCCTTGCGTTGTCCCATTGCGTCCAACTCTTTCTTTTGAGCTGGCAGGAACTTATCACGGGCTTTGCGGGCGCGGCGAAGGTGATCCTTCACCTGAGACTTAGTGAGGTCGTTACCGTCAACATTGGCGGCAATATCCTCGTAACCAAGATGCTCGGCGCGGTCCAGAACATCCTCTGCCCATTCGATAACCTCGTTGATTTCGTGACTTTTGGAGGTCAGTTCTTCAACGGTTTTAATCGAGGCATAGGGGTTGTTCTCAACCTTTGGCTCAAGAGGGTCTTTCTTCTGCTGTTGCAGATAGGCTTCCATTTGCGCTGTCTTCTCTTCAGCCATCTTGCGACGGGCTGTGAGTTCGGCAATGCGCTTAAGGAGACCAGACTTACCCTTCTGAGCTAGTTCAGCAATATCATCATCGGACAAATCCGATAGATCGACTTGAGAAAGAACGTCTTTACCATCTGTCTTGGGATCGGAAGTGATAACCTCGCCCTCCTTTTCAGGAATCGAAGCATCCTTTTCCTCCTCCACGACGGCTGGTGAAGCCTTACTGATGGGCTGTGGCGGACTCTCTGCTCGCGGAGTAACCGGAGCGGAGGATCGAGCTTTCAGCTCACCCAAACGGCGGGTTGCATATTCCCCTGCCGTGATATTAGACTGTGCGTTTTCCACCGAGCTATTAGAGTCCCCGGCGACGGACTGTGTGACTTCTGACATAGTGTTGTTTCCGCCATCTATAACGCCACGGCGATTGCGAGGCTTTATAATAGCAACACTTTTGGGTGCTAGTGGTTCTGCCTGCGCTGCACCACTTTCTCGTAGCCGCCCATTGTAAGAATTTCGTCGCATTGTAGGATTCGGCCAGAGATTTGCTGGACATGGTCTGAGCTGGCACCGTGCAGTTCCTGAATGGCACTTTCCCGCGCAGCGTAAATGTCGTTCAACAACTCCAAGTAGGCGTCATTGTGTACGAGCGTATCTAGTTTTTTGTCAGTTAGCATAACTTAGGCTTGTTGCATACCCTGTGTCTGAGTTTCTCCGACCTGTGCCGGGGCTGTACCAATGCGCCCAATTTGGGCGTTCTGGGCCTGCTGCATCTGGAACTGGTACTGCTGAACATACTTCTGGATGCGATCAGCAAACGCCTTGTCCTGCTGCAAACGCTGCATAACATCAGGCTGCTGGGCATATTGCTGCACAATTTGCATGGCAATTTGAGCACCGTTAGGACGAGCGCCCACCTCGATACCAGCGTAAATTTTGGACAGGTCATCCGTAACTTGCTTGGTAACTTGCTGCTGCGACTCACCGGCTGGCTTAATCATGGCATCTGCCATTATCGGATTGATCATGGCACCGCTCATCTCAAGCAGCGTATCAACATCAATGCGCCCGTTTCGGTCCAGTTGGATTAACGAAACAAACTTGTTGAGCTGGGCCTCGACGTTCTCTGGATCATTCATCATCACATCATAGTTCATGATGATATCGAAGTCCTCGTTGGGATCGCCCTTGGAAAACTTCTGTGGATCGCTAACGCCAGTGACACGGAAGAACACCGAGTCGGGGCCAAAACGCTGATAGCACTTGAAGGAAAGGCGCAGTACATCGCGCACATGGGTCAAGAATTTATCAATGAAATACTGTTGCTGGATTTGGGACAGGGGATTGCCAACATCTAGGCCGACAAGCTTATCCGCCTGAGAGAGCTGGGTGTTCTCCATCTCCATGCTGCCGGGGTTGTACTGGGGAACTGGCCCAAACTGGAACTCACCAGCACGGCGATAGGGAACATAACGTCCCGGCCCCCAATCGGCAGGAGGGTTGCCAAGGGGGTGCATGATAGGCGGAAGTGTCGCCAAACTGTTGCGGTCAATGCGAGAATCGCGTTCCACTTTCACCTGCCACTGGATGCCCTTCAGCTTCTGCGGAAAACTCTGAACGTCGTAGAGACGCTTATTATCCTCGGAGAGCTTGGTGATAACAAACGGGTACTGCTCGTACCCATTCATCAGCTCGTGCATTGCATAATCTGGAACGTTTTCCTTGCCCACGCAATCCCTATGGAAGATGGTGACGTAGATGCCTTCGCTGCCATCGTCTTGATCGACAAGACGCTGATAGCCATAAATGACCTCATAGAGTTCATTGGCGGTGTAGGTGGTTGTTTGGTAGAGGTACTGGTTGCGCCGCTCAATCCGAAGTGGATCAGCCGACTCAGCACACTTCTCGATGACATACTCCACCCAGTCCTTGTCCCAGCCTTCTGTGCCCACCTTGTTCCTAATCTGCTGCGCGGTCATAAGGACACGGCGGAAGCAATAGGGAACCTTCTGTGGATCGGTGGTGTAGGCCGGGAGGATGACATCGCCATCTGGGGCCAAGCTCTGAACCAGAGGGCAATCAACACTACGACGGATGATGGGGAACTCAGCCGTTCCTGTCTTACGCAAATCATTCAAGGCTTTCTTTGCCTTGGAGTCATTCATCCCGTTGAACTGCTGCTTAAGAAGTTCGACAAGTTGCTTGTCCGATCCCTTCTCGATAATGGCCTTAACCAAATCGGGGCTAACCTGCTGAAGCTGGTCGAGGGTTAGCTTCTGCTTGAAGGTGCGGTCTTCCCGCTGCCAGCCAACATATGTAATCATAAGCCCGCGCTCCAGCATATGATTGGCACCCAGTTCCATCTGCCGCTTGAAATCGGGGATGTAGCTGGCAACCATCCACTTAAGAAACGCACTAACAACCTTGGACCGACCAATATCGCCCATCTCAACCGGATAGGCACGGATGTTGGCGCGGTTCATCGACGAGATGAACATGGCCACATAGCGGTTAATCCGCTCGTCAATTACATGGGCCTCGGTATCAGCCGCACCATCCCAAGGAAACGCATCTGTCCCATGCTTACGCAAATCATCACTCTTGCCAGCCCAGTAGTTACGCCGAAAGTCATAGCTGTCCCGGCACTGGTTATAGTAGAACTCAAGGTCAGCTACGGTGCGGGTGTACGCCTCGCGCAAGGCCAGTACATTGATATCTTTCTCGACGTAGATTAGGGCTTCCTTTTGATCGTTCATTTAAGATGGTTTAAGCTGACTGCGTTGGATTTGCTGGACTATGCGGAATGCGCTACCCTTATCCAATCCAACTTTATCAGCTAGACGGGCTGGATCGAGCGGCTGGTATTGAGCACGCAGACTACGGCTCAAAATTTCAAAGCCCAACAGACGGTCAATGTGCTTCCCCTGCCAAGCAGGAGAAGTGGTGATGTCGTTATGAAGAGAGTGCTTCATGCCGGAAAGTTGTGCCGCCGTCTGCATCCTTAATTTCGTGAATAAAAATACGCTTGTTGAGTAGTTTACCACGCAACTTACGAGGGATGGCCACGGCCACCTTGCCATCTCGCGCCACAATCTTACAATAGACCCAACGTGGGTTGCGTGCCTCAGACAATACAGTGGCTTGCAGGAGGTCTGGAACAGCCAGAGGAACCTCGTAGGCAAGACGAAGCAGGTCGGCACCTTCCTCGGTAAACAGGGTGTTCTTGCCGTACCCGCTGTAGTGGGTGTCAATTTGAAGCTTCTCGCCCTTGAGCTTAAGCAGCTCGTTAACTGTCTTGTCCAGCTCTTCAGCCAGTTTTACAATTTTAATCATTAGTATCCGCCTCCGCGTTTTGCTGACGTTTTGTTCTTATCCACATAGCTAATGCCATCAATACACGCATAGCGGATTACATCTATCGGGTCTTTCCATGCCTCGTCAGCACCACCATCGCCCGTGTACTCCTGAAGGGCAGTGATGATATTGACGCATCGATCTGAAACATAGAAATGGGGATGGTTCACTCCATCAATGGGAACCTTCCGGTTATACGACATCTTGCTCTGCATGGCCTGAATGCCATCCTCAATGTCGAGACCGGGCGCTGGGACAAACGTAAGTCCAGCTGTCACCAAATCTTCGATTATACTACTTGCCCCATTCTGGGTTTGGTATTTTGCGGCACCAAGGCGAGGGTCGATTAGCCGCTCAAACACTTCCTCGCCCTCCTCAAGTTGGCTAATCAAATTGACATAGTCCTTGATGCCATAGCCAAGTCCCTTGTTGCCTTCCCCGCCAATCCACTTGGAGCCATGCCACTTGGCCCAGTCGCCCACGTTCTGATCGGGCCACTCCCGATAGACGTAGTACGTACCGGACGGATTGACCGCAATCCAGCACATGAACCAGTTCTTTCTGCCAGCGGGGTCCAGCACCATGTACCGGGTGCAGTCTTTGAGAACCATCTTCTCGTGGGCCATGACATTAACCTCACGGCTAAACAACGGGAACCTCGTACTGGCACTCTTGGTCGGAATGCCGTAGGCGCGTGTCAGAATTTCTTCTTCAGGTCTGTTTCGCAAATCTGCTGCAATACGCTCATACCCGCCAAACGGATTGTCCTTTGAGTGGAAGTAGATGATGCCTGCGTTGCGGTTCTTGGAGTGTTGGATAAACGGAACTGAACGTCCTCCCAGCAGTTCAGCCTCTTTGGACTCCACCGTTCTTGCTCCCTGAAGGTAGTCTCGTACAACCTCTGTATATCCATCAATGGGAGTGAAGGTGACAACGAGCTTTGCATTGCGCGTAGCAAGGCGGAAACGTAGGGTTGAAAGAAGCTCAGGACCAATGAGGTATTCATCACACCATGCTCCAATGTTAATCCATGTTGATTCGCGGCTACCAAGTTCGGCACCCTCCAAGATGGTATCATTGTTTAGGAATTGCGCGTAGGTCTTGAAGATGATGTGGCTACGGCTGCCGGGAAGGATTAGGGAACTCTTGCTGAAGCCATTCTTACGGGTGTAGGAAACATTCTCTTCCGCGCCCAGCGTCTTCTTCCTCATCTCTTCTGGCAGAGCGTCATACACCGCACTCTGCTGCTGACGGATGGAAACATCGGCGTTCTGTGCAAAGCACATGATGATGCTGCCGGGATTCTCAACAGCAGCCTTAACCACAGCCGTAGCAGCCCATGTCGTCTTGGAACTGCGGTTGCCTCCACTAACCAAAATTTCATTGAACTGTCCAAGCAACTCTTCCGACTTCTTCCAATGATCCAGCTTCCATCCATAGCGGTAGGGGTCGCGCTCGGAATTGGAGATGGAATTGTGGTACACCTCCCACAGCTCCACAATTTGCTCAGGCTTCATCCGAGCAATCTCAGAAGGAGTGGGCGGCTTAACCAGAGGATGTTCTTTCCAAGACAGGCTCATTACGCTGCTGGGGGCAACTCATCTTCTGTCGTGGCTTCAACTGGAAGTGCTTCCACAGGAAGTGCTTCCACGGGAAGTGCTTCCTTCTGCAACTGCTGCCGCGCATCCTCAATGGCCTTCATAGCATCCTCTAGGGAGGGTTTGTTACTCCGGTGCTCAATGATCACCTTATGCTCTCCCATCGCCAGCATTCCCTTATCAAAGGCTATGCCATACGGGATTACCAAGTCGCGCAGGTTGGTCTTGGCAATTGCCTCTGGGTTATCTGCAAGCTGCTCCATCTTCTGCTTGATCAACAATCTAAGGCCTTCCGCCATCTCAAAACCGTCTGTCGCTAGTTGCTTCTTACGAACATCAATCGCCACTTCGTTCCGCGCCCTAATACGCGAAATTTGATCGAAGTTGTATCCCGTCTGTTCGGCTACTGCCTGCCAAGTTTCCCCGCCACTAAGCATCTCCAGCGCCAAAGCAGCCTTAGTCAAATCGCGTGCTTCCAAAGAATTGCTTCTTGAGGAAAGCAAGCTCTGGAGGATTGTTGGCACTTCTGGCACTTCTGGCTCGTCTGGCATTAGGCTATTAGCTTAGAACTGTTCTAAACTGTCAAGCGTTTTGTTGCAAACCGTTGTTTATATGTCTTGCGTTCCAAGGCCGCGAACCTCCCTAGTCTAATAAAACTAATCGCGGTTAACGCAAAAATTAAAAGAAACAGGAAAGAAAGGGGGAGTGTGAGGGGGATTTTTAGAACGTGTCAAGCCTATTCATACTAGGGTTAGATGGCCTACCTACGGGGACTACGTAGTAGTACTTAGTTCAGTTATAGCTAGTTTAGTGGGTTATAGCGCATCAGGCGCAGTTCCGCCTGCGTGATTGGTAGTCTCCTACGCTGTAGTCGCCCCAAACCCGGCCAGCCCTACCCCTACCCCCTACACAGTCGTTTTGTAGGCGGGGGGCTACCTCTTCTGAAGAGGCCATTTAGCAGAATTTTTTTAAGGTGGCAGTTAACCAATTTTGATTCTACTTTTCAGGTGGCCCGCCAATCCCCTCCCCCCCTGCTGAGACTGGGTCTCAATTGCAATAGGCCTATTCCGACCATTGCAACTTAGAAGCATTCTAAGCTTCATGCGACTTAGTCTCATTAAAGCCAATTGTAAACAGGCCGACGGCCTAGGCTGGCCGATCTAGGCGTGCCTTTAGACTGGCAGAACTGACCGCCAGAACTCGCGCAAGTTGCTGATGACCAACAGCGCAAGACCACTTGTAAAAAGTAGCACATGGCAAAAACCTATACCCTAGTCTACGTTGACGCAACGAGGGCCGCAGCGTGAACAGGAAGCCACCTAGCGACGATTTGCAATCAATTGGCGCACTATTACATAAGACGCACATG